CCTGTGGAACTTAATATCATTGAATCGGAAAAATGGGATTTAAAAGCACTTTGTAATATCTACGGAGTACCTAGTCAACTTTTAAACGATAGCGATTCAAAGACCTATAACAATCAAAGAGAAGGGGAAAAGGCATTAACACTTCGTTGTGCCATCCCATTACTTAACGCATTGACTGAAAACCTTAATAGGAAATTACACACGGATTGGGGTTATAAAGGAACAAATCTTTATGTAGATTACGACATTTCAGTTTACGGAGAATTAGAAGCAAATAAATCCGAGCAAACTGAATGGCTTGATAAAGCGTGGTGGATTAGTCCTAAACAAAAGTTGGACATTATGAATATTGAAGTGCCTGATTATATTCCTACTGAAGAATTGGAGAAACTTTATATCCCAACAGGATTGCAAACTATTGACCAATTCCAACCTTTGAATATTCCTGATAACCTAAATCCATAAAATGATTTGGCAAGATTATAAAAAATTATATGCCAACGCATTAAAGCAATACTCACCGAAGTTCAAAAAAGAACTACAAAAACAAGTGGATGTATATTGCCGTACCCAAGATTTATACGCAATAGGCTATAAAGGCATTGAAAAGACCATTAAAACACTTCACGTGGCTTTGGGTACTAAAATGGCTCAAGTGTCCTCTAAAAGCCTTAAAAGCAGCATTAAATCCAATTACGAAAGATTAGAGGTTAAAAGCCAACAAACTGATATGTTTGCTTATGCTATTTTAAAGATATTAGAAAAGGATGGTGTAACGACATTGGCTCAAGATATTACCGAAACAACTAGAAAGCAAATAGATTATTATATTAAAAATGGATTAGAAAAAGGATTGCCTTTAAATGACATAATCAAACAACTTAAAACTGCTGGTATTACCGATTATCGTGCAGAGTTAATAGCAAGAACGGAAACAGGTAGAGCGGCAAATTTGGGTAGTCAAGTTGGTGCAATTAGTACAGGATTGAAAACTAATAAAGAATGGATTGCAACAAAAGATGCTAGAACTAGAAGGCAACCAAGAGACCAAACTGACCACTTGCATATGGATGGGGTTAAAATACCAATGGAAAAACAATTTGAGGTAAAAGATTATAAAACAAGATTTGATTTAATGGACCATCCTTGTGATTCTAAAGCACCATTGGCACAAGTTTGCAACTGTCGTTGTACTATGGGGTATGAGGCAGTAAGAGATGCAAGAGGCAAATTAATTACTTATGATAAACAACCGCCATTAGGCAGAATTGGTATGATATGGGGATATTTATCTAATGTGGTAGGAATGCAAATAGGAAACTTAATCGCAGACTTGTTTGAATAATAAAAAAAAATATAACTTTGTAAATATGAAAACTTACGCATCAAAAGATTTAATTGTTGAAAAACAAGACATCGGCTACGAAGTAATGGATGTAGATACCGAACAACGCAGAGTAAAAGCGGTTTGGGCAAGAACTGGTAATGTAGATTTAGACAATGATATTATCGTTCCTGAAGCATTCACAAAGACTTTAAGTGAAAGAGGTCCAGCAGGTAAAAACTTAATTTGGTCTTTAGTTGACCATTGTGCTGAAATGGAAGCAGTTATTGGTAAGCCTGAACAATTATATGTTGAAGGTGATATGCTTATTGCAATTACTCCAATAGTAATGACCGAAACAGGCGAAGATATAATGAAGATGTACGATGCAGGTTTAATCAATCAGCATTCAATTGGATTTACTACAATAAATTCAAGCGTAGGTAAGGATGGAGTAAGAACAATTACTGAACTTAAACTTTATGAAGGTAGTGCGGTATTATGGGCAGCAAACCCTGAAACACCAACTATTTCAGTAAAGAGTGAAGTAAAGAAAGAACAATTAGCAAACAGGCTAGAGAAACTCTTGAAAGCGTTTAAAGGCGGTAAATTTACCGATGAAACTTTTGCGTTGATGGAGATTGAAATAAAAAGGATTCAAGCGGATTTATTAGAGATTGAAATCGTTAAAGAAATCACTGCGGTCGCAGAAGCACCCCAGCCGATAATTGAGGAAATCAAAAACAATGATGCTGAAATCTTAAAGGCAATTAAAGAATTTAATAAAATACTAAAAAAGTAAAAATGGAAAACGTAATTAACGAAATGGCTGATAACCTTAAAGGTTTTCAAGCTAGTATTGAAGCGAAGTTGGAAGCAACAAACGCTGAAATCCGTGTAGTAAAAGATGAAGCACAAAAACAATTTGATGCTCAAGCTGCTGCACAAAAGAAAAACGCATCTAAACAAGTAAAGTTTTTAGATGAAGCTATCGTAGAAAAATTAGATGGCAAATTGGATGAAATGGAAAAATCAATGAAATCAAATGGTAAGTATCGTTTAGATTTAAGAGATGTAAAATCAATGACTTTAGGTGCAAGTTTAACAGGAGATGCTCAAGCATCTTACGCTATTAACGCTTCAGTTTTACCAAGTCAAGCAATTAACTTCCGTGATTTAGTTCCAACAGTAAGAAGTGAAAGTGGTTTGTATGTATTCTACAAAGAGACTGCAACAACTAACAACATTGCTGCACAAACTGAAGGTTCAAACAAAGGTGAGAACAACTACGCATTAAGCGAAGTTAAAGTGGTTAATGATTACATCGCTGGTTTCTCTACATTCTCAAAACAAATGGCTAGAAGTTTGCCTTTCTTAAGCACAACTTTACCAAGAATGTTGACTAGAGATTTCTTTAAAGCAGAAAACGCTGCTTTCTTTGCAACTGTATCTGCTGCTGCAACTGGTTCTACAACAACTGCTGAAACTGTTGATTTAAAGCAATTAGTTGACTATATCGGTAACCAAAAGAGTGCAAACTTTGTATCTTCAGTAGCTTTAGTAAGCCCTGCACAATTAGGTCGCTTATTGAAAGAAACAATCACTGCTGGTTATTACGCAGGTAATGGTTCAGTTATTGTTAATCCTAATGGTGGTATGACAATATGGGGAACTCCTATTATTGCTGCATCTTGGGTTACTGATGACAAGGTTTTAATTATGGATAACAGTTTCGTAGAGCGTATTGAAGTTGAAGGATTAGCTATTGAATTCTCTTATGAGAACGCATCTAACTTCCAACAAAATATGGTTACTGCGAGAATTGAGTGTTATGAAGATATTAACTTAATGCAACCAACCGCAGCAATTTATGCTGATTTGGGTAACGTTTAATTTAATCTAACATAGATAATAAAGACCCCTTACATTTAGTAGGGGGTTTTTTATTATATTTATTGTAAATTTGTAAAAAAGATGTATGTCATATAATAATTTTATCATTGATTTTACTTTGACCGACATAGGTACAGTTGTTGAACCTGTTACATTAGCAGAGGCAAAATTGTATTGTAGGGTAACAACTTCGGTTGATGATAACCAAATTACCTTGATGATTAAACAAGCAAGGGAAGCGGTTGAAGTAGGTACAGGATTGAGTTTAATAGCAAAGACTGCGGTTGTATGGTTTACAAATTGGGATGGACACTTTCATCTGCCTTATGGTCCTGTAAATAGTTTTACATCATTAATAGACCAAAACGGAGACACTATTGTTGCTGCTGATTACACTTTAGTAGGTGGTAAGTTCCCACAATTACAAAGACCACAATTTCAAAACTTAAAGGCAACTTATGTGGTAGGTTATGCAACCATTCCAAACGATTTAAAGATTGCTATTTTAGACCAAGTTAGTTACGACTACGAAAATAGAGGATTAGATAGTGATACAGGTATTTGTGAAAAGACTTGGAAAGCGTGTCAGCGTTGGACAAGAATAAGCCCAATATTATGAAGATAGGAAGCAAAAAGGCAAACTATGTTGATGCCAACACAATGTACTCGGAAATAGGCTTATATGTGCCTACAATCACCGCTGATGGGCAAGGTGGGTACACAACTACCTATGCCTTACAAGAGGTCGTATTTGGGGATTTTAGACCTATGGATGAAAGTAGGAAATTAATGGATGCACAAATAACATATACAAGGGCTGCAAAGCTATTTATTCGTTATGATGTAACAATTACAAATAACTACAAAATAGAAGCAGAAGGCGAAACTTATGTCATTCATTCTTTGAAGGATGTAGAAAACCAATTTAGATTTTACGAAATATTAATGTATTTCTAATGGCAAATGATGTTTCATTTAAGATTGAAGGACTTGATGCTCTAATTAAAAGATTAGGGAAATTACCTATTGAAATAGAAAAGGAAGTTGCTAATGAAGTTAACGCATCTGCATTAAATATTCAAAGCAAAGCAAAAAAGTCAGTTGCTGCAAATTCTACTGATAAAGGTAGATTACTAGGTTCAATACAATTGGTAAGTGTATTTAAAGATAAAAAAATTGTTTATACAGTTGGAAGTGCTTTAAAATACGCTCCTTATGTAGAATTTGGCACAGGTGGAACAGTTAACGTTCCTGCTGGATATGAAGATTTTGCAATACAATTTAAGGGCAAAGGAATAAGAAAAATAAACCTACGACCAAGACCTTACCTAATACCTGCCTTTGAAAGTGAAATACCTGTTTTGAGAAAGAACATACAAAATGTAATAAAGAATGTTAAATCCTAATATAGAAATAAAGAAGTGGTTTTATACTAACTTGACAAGTTCAAGTGGATTGCCTGTTTACGATGGTTACGCACCTGATAACGGAGTGAATGAATATGTGATTATGAACGGAAGGGCATCGGCACAGGAACAAGGTAAAATCAGTTACACCAATGCAGTTACCATTGATGTTGACATTGTAATAAAAAATAGTAACTTTGGATATAAAAGAGCCGAAACAATAAGCGATTTAATACTAGCTGCAATCAATTCCGAAACCGCAATAACCTTAACAAATGGGTTTTATGCTACAAGTTTGGTGGTGGGTGCAATTAGAAATTTAGATGGTTTAAACCCTTCGGATAATGTATGGAGAACAATAATAACTTATAATTTAATAATAACTCAAAATTAAAATAAAATGGCAGAAACAAAAGTATCAGCAAGAGATTATATTCTTACCGCTGACATAGACAATGACGCAACATTCAAAGCCGTTGCTTGTCTTACAACAAACTCAATGACATCAACAGTAAACACTATTGATGCAACTTCTAAATGTGGAGACCAATATCAAGCTGGTCCTTCATTTACACAATCATTCAAAGGCGAAGGATTTGCAATTGATGAAACAGGAAGTCCAAGTAAGGATTCTTACCAACAATTGTATGCTGCTCACGCTGCTAAAACTGCCTTCAATATGAAGATGGGTAAAGCAACACCAACCGCAGGTGATATTGTTTATTCAGGTCAAGTATTTATTAGCGATTTTGAAGTAAACGCTGCTGATAAAGATGATGTTAAATTTACTGCAACTTTCGTAGTAACATTGCCACCATTAACACAAACTGAAACTGCATAAACCTATGTTTGAATTAAAACTAAACAACAAAACAATTCAATTAAAATGGGGTACTTGGTCAATGAGGGAATTTTGCAAAGCAAAAGACATTACAATAGATAAGTACTTTGATTTTTTAGCTGGTAATCAATACGACTTGGATAACATTGTTAAAATAATACACATCGGATATAAATCAGGTTGTATAAGTAACAAACAAGAAGTTGAATTTACTGAAGATGATGTTTGCAATTGGATTGATGAAATAGGCGGTATTTTTAACCCTGAAGGACAAGTCCTTTTGTACTTAAAGTATATTGTTGAAAGCACAGTTACAACAGTACAAGGAACACCTAAAGAAGAAAAAAAAAAGTCTAATAAAGTTAGGGTGGGATGATATTTTAGTTAAGGCTGCTGAATGCAATATAAGACCCAATGAGTTTTGGGAAATGACTTGGAAAGACTTTTCTATTATCGTAATGGGTAAGGAAAAACAAGAGTTAAACGAATGGGCAAGGACTAGAAACCTTGCCTATATTGTATATTTAAGTAACACTACTGAAAAATCACCCAAAGGTATAAAGGCTTTTTGGCATATACCTGCGATAGATGATTTGGAAGTTGAAGAAGAAAAGGTAATGTTAACAAGCGACCAATTGGCAAGGACACTAAAGTTGTACGGAGTAAATTAAAATATTATGGCAGAGTCTTTTGATAAGTTTTTTATAAGTATTGATGCGGATGTATCTACATTAGAGGCTGAATTAATAAAAGCACAAAATGAATTAAGGCAATTTCAAAATACCTTAAAAAAGACAACTGATGTAGGTACAATTAAAACATTAAATGAAAATATTGCTAACACTAGCGGTAAGATTGCTCATTTAAACGATAGACTTGGTCAATCAGGTAAATCAATGGGGGATGCTTCACAATCACTTATAAACTTCTCAAGGATTGCTCAAGATGCTCCTTATGGAATTATGGGTGTTGCGAATAACTTAAATCCTATGGTTGAATCGTTCCAACGATTAGCTAAAACCGAAGGTGGAACTAAAAAGGCTTTACAAGCAATGGTTGCTGGGTTAGCAGGTCCAGCAGGGGTTGGAGTTGCAATTGGTGTAGTATCTTCATTGGCGGTTACATTTAGTAAAGAAATAAAGGAGTTTTTTAAAGGTCCAACAAGTGAATTAGAAGAATTTAGAAAGAAACTTAAAGAAGTTGCAGATGACATTTATAAGTTAATTGGTGGCGAACAAGCTAAAAGAACTAAAGGTATTTTATTAACTGAACTTATTGTTGGTGGAAATAAAACACAACAAGAAGAAGCCTTAAAAGAATTAAAAAAATTATACAGTAATAGTGAAGCAATAAAAGCTGCAAATTTAGGTGAAAATAAAGCATATTATCAAACTTTAGTTAATCAGGCAGCAATGCAAGGAGATGCGATTGCTAAAGAAAAGAATAATATTGAGCAATTAACTAAATTATATGATGACCAATTTCGTAATAATAAAAAACGAAATGATGCTTTAGCATTAGTTACAGGTCCAAAGGAAATGATTGAAAAAGGACATTCTCATATAAGGAGTGTTGATTATCAAAAAGATTTAATAAATAAAAAATACAATGTATTAGGAGATGTAATAAAAAATAAAATTGCAAATCTTGAATTAAATACATTAGAACAATTAAAAACAATTACGTTAACCCCAACTGCTGATAATGTAAAAAAAGGTGGAGACAAAACAATAGATGCTTTAAAAGAGTTTTCTGCTTCACTTAAATATGAATTGTCTCAACAATTAATGGATATTGAGAAATACAAAAAAATATTTAAAGATAAAGGGTTTGATAATGCGTTAATTCTTACCTATGGTGATAAAGGAGAAAGTGCTGATAGGAAAAGAAAAATGGGTGAGGAAAGAAAAAGAGTTACAGGTAAAGATAATAGTTTAGGTGATTTCTTAACAAGGGATGCATCAGGTAGAATGAAGGGTTTTAAGATGGAAAGTGATAGAATTGATGAACTTAATAAATCATACGAATCTTTTGCTAAACAACTTTCAGGAAATGTAGTAAATGCGTTACAAGGTGTTTATGATGCAATGCAAAAAGGCGATAGTTTTGGTAAGGCATTTTTAGATATGTTAGGTAAAATTACCGAACAATTAGTTGCAATGGTAATTCAAACATTGATATTTAGAGCAATTATGGCTGCCTTAACAGGTGGTGGTAGTGAAGTTGCAGTTGCTGCTTCTAATGTTGCTGGTTCTGCTGGTAGAATATTAATGATACCAAAATATGCAGAAGGCGGTATTGTTAATAAACCACATATCGGAATGGTTGGTGA